ACTTTAGTCTTAGAAATCCATTGATGACCGTTGTGTGTTCAAGATGTGGAAAAATACTAACAAGTGAAACCATTAGGAATGAAGATTGTTTAGAAGTAGAAGAAATAGATTTATCGGATTAAATAACTTATTACCAAAGAGAATATGACTAAAAATAATTTAGAACATAAAAACTTTTCCCGGCGCGGAGGACTTACTACGTTCAAAAGACATGGTAGGGAATTTTATAAAAATATTGGTAAAAAGGGAGCTAGGGCTAATTTGAAGAAGTATGGTACTGATTATTATAAAGAACTGTCTAAGAAGGCTGTTGCAGCTAGACAAGCTAAAATAGAAGCTTCTAAGCCACTTATAGAAAAAGTTGTAGATGCTATAATTCCTCCTTCGGATCCGGAAAAAACTGACTCTTGACAGAGCAAGCGGTTGCTTGGTAATATGAGTTATATGAACTCCACAGATGTATTTAAAAGGCTTAACTTTAAGACAAAGTTTATTTGGTTTATAAGATGGAATTTTCCTATTTTTTTCAAACGTATTAAATTTTCCCATTTTTCTTTTTCCAAAAGGAAATTCCGAATGAAGATTTATAAAATTAAAAAGATTTGGGAAAAAGAAAAAGAACCGTATTTGATAGACATCTTTCCGGAAGATGAATTTTTTACTAGGAACTTGAGTGAGAGTATACATACAAGGGGGTGAGAAATTATGACAGGTTACGAAAAAGCAAAAAAAGCTGCTGAAGCAATCAAAGCTAAAAACAAAGTTGAAATAGAAGTCAAAGAAGAAGAAAAAAAGGAAGCTGAAAATGCTTTGGCTGAAGTCCAGACTAATCCGGTCTTGATGCAACTTTATAAAGATAATGCTAAGGTGGGTACTGCCAACCTGGGTGGTCAATCACCGCTTCTGAAAGTACATAAGCTTGGTAAAAGTACTACAAACCAATTAGCAGACGGATCAGAACCTAATGATGGATGGTTTTTCTATAAGTCTACAGGTGAACAATTTGAATCAGTAGAGTGCCATATTTTAACAATCAGCAAGGGTTTTAGAGTAGACGGACTTAATAAAAAGGATGTTTTTAATCAGATTATGGCCGGAGCTATTGTTAATGGAGGGGATTTGAAACCCTTTATCATGTATCTGACTGGAACTAAGTTAAAGAAGATGTGGGAATTTGGCAAGGAAGCAAGCAAATATACCAATGCAAAGCCAGTTCCAATTCCTATGTTTGCTATGAGGGTTAAATTGACAACTGAAAAGCAGAAAACAGATTATGGTCCAACATGGATTATAAACTTTGAGATAATGAAAGATGAAAAAGAGTTTCCTATTGTTGTTGCCGATCCGGGAGTGTTTACCTTCTTGAGAGATCAAGTAGATAGTTTTGAAGATACTTTAGCATCTTTAATTGCAGTTAGATCTGCGGAGGAGGGCGAAGAATCTCCTCCCCCTCCGGTTGATGTAGAAAATGAGGAAGTTCCATTTTAGTCTCTTGAGTCCTCTATCTTAATAGGTGGAGGACTGAAAAGATTAATGAAATGAGGTGAGTGATTATGGATGAAGAAATTAGAATCACAAGTCCGCTAATAAAACAAAAAGCAAAAAAAGAAGTTGACTTTCCGGATGCAATTAGAGCAGTTATTAGTGGAGAGAGAATAACTAAACTTGAATGGCATGACGAAAATGTATATGGTTTACTTAAAGATGGTTTTTTGCAAATTCATAATGCTGATGGAAGTTTCCATTCGTGGGTTATAAATGATGGAGATTTGCTTGGAGTAGACTGGGTTATCTTACAAGAAAACTAATATGAGTGCTAAGATTTTTAAGTTAATCAGGAAGTATGCAAAGCTTCGCGGATTAAGTTACAAGAAGTGTAAGGTTGTTTATTTGATTGCTTCTCCGGAGGATCAGAAAAAGTATTTAAAGGAAATGGAAATGGCTCCTTACAATGATCCCATCCTTAATATACACGACAAGTTTACAGGTAAAACTGTTGTGGTTGATCCCCGGGAAGTCCTTAAAAAGAAAAAAGTTGTGAAGAATTAGACCTTCGTGTTAATATTATTCTGTAGAACTGATGGCTTGAACTATTGAATTTTTATTCAATAAAATGCTGTCTAACTTCTTAATATGTCAAAAGGTGGAGCAAGGCCCGGATCTGGCCCAAAGAAAGGTTCAAAACATAAAAAGACTATAGAGGCGGCAGCTGCCAGAGATGCTTTAACTAGGATATATTTAGAAAAGTGGGAGGAGATCGCCAGGACAGCACTTCAGTTGGGATTGGGAGAACTTCAAGTATTAGACAATAAAGGAAAGTTTATGAGGATATATACTAAAGCCCCAGATGGTAAAATGCTTCAGGATATAATTGAAACGATAATAGGAAAAGCAAGACAGGAAATCTCCGGTGGTATTAATCTTCCCCAACTGGATCAACTCGCAAACGATATCCGGATAATTTTAAGTAAGAAATGAACTTAACAGATACTCAGGAGTTGGTTTACAAATTCTATAAAGATGATACAGGCCAACCTATTCTTCTTTCCGGAGGCGAAGATGAGATATTTTCTGCAATAGCAAAAAAAACTTCTCCCAGACTTCATATCATGTGTCACACGCGCTATGGCAAGTCAATGAGTGCTGGATTGGCTGTACTAACTCGTGCTGCCAGTTTTCCGGAAAAATGGGCAATTGTAGCAGGGACCAAAGAAAAAGCTCACATTATCATGGCAGTAATTAATGCACATATTTTTGATAATGATTATATCAAAAGCCGTTATATGCCGGACAAAGGGGAAAGTCTGGAAGAATTAAGACGTTACAGAAATAAAAGTCATGTCACCTTCAAAATTAAAGATAACCAGTACAGTGAGGTATTTATCGGATCTGCTAAGGAAGCTATGGGTTTTGGAGCGCCTAATGTTGTGGAAGATGAGGCTGCTTTAATTGATGATAATGACCATTCATTTGTAATGAGGATGTTAGGAGATAATCCTATTGAGAATTTTTTGTGTAAGATAGGTAATCCCTTCAACCGCAACCATTTTCTTGCAAGTTTTAAGGACCCGGCTTATCAAAAGGTAATTTGGGATTGCTACAGAAGTTTAAATGAGGGATTGAGAATCAGTCAACAAGTAATAGATGAAAATAAAAACTATTCTTTTTTCAAGGTGCTATATGAGTGTAGATTTCCGGAAGCATCCGAAGTTGATGAATCCGGCTGGATGTACTTATTTACTGATGAAGATGTAAGTATTGCAGAAAATAGGCAGAATCAGCCGACAGGGATCCGTAGGCTGGGCCTAGACGTAGCCAGGGGGGGCAGGAACTACAATTGTTGGGTACTCAGGACCGATTCAACTGCACAAAAACTGGACAAGGACTCCGGGGCTGATCTGATCTTAACAGGAGACAAGACACTTAACTTCATGCGAGACAACAGTATTAGGGATAGAGATGTATTTATAGATGATGGAGGGGTTGGAGGAGGGGTTACTGATTATTTAAGAAGTAAAGGAGCTAAAGTTAATGCAGTAAATTTTGGGGAAGCGGCAGAAAAAGAGTTGGATAAGGATACTAAAAAGAAAGTATCGGACTTTTCTAATGTAAGGGCTGAAGTATATGCAGGACCGGATGGACTTCTTACTTGGATTAAATCAACTGGTTTATTAATAGCTGACCGCGACTGGATCCAGCTAACTGAAATACGTTACAGGAAAGACAGTGGTGGTAAAATTAGGATTGAACCGAAAGAAGATGTGCGTAAACGAGGTGTTGAATCCCCTGATGTCGCGGATGCACTTGCATTAACATTTGCCAAGAATAAAATTAAGATATATCATGGAATTGATCCGGCTGTTATCTTGCAAAGTGGCGTAAAACCCTTTTATAAAGGACTTCCGGGATAATAAACTATGACAGACGAGCAATTTTTAGTAGCTGTAACAAAAAACAAAGATTCTGACTTTAACTTCAGGGAAAGAAGGCACGAAGATTGGACTGACAATTATACCCTATACCGCGATAAAGTTTTGATTAACCAGCTTACTCAAAGACAGTCTGTCAATGTTCCCTTAATGAAATATTCCATCCAGACAAATCTTAAAGATGTAGATGATCCTCCAATGCTTTACTTCAGTAACCGCGATAATGATACACAAAAAGAAGTTTTTTACAATGAGTATTGGAAATTACGCGGATTGGAGAATAAGTTAGTTATCAAGGATATTATAGATAAAAAGCAGAATTTCCTATTTGGCAGGACTTTCAAAAAGTTAAACATTGTTAATGGTCAATTTTATTTTGAGGTGATAGATCCCCAAGATATGCTTGTTAATAGATATGTTGATCCTTCCAGCATAGATACAGCTAGGCACGTTTGCCAGGAACACATATTTAGACCCCTTTCTTCATTGTTCAATAATCCTCTTTACAATAAAAAAGCTATTAATAGGCTTAAAGATTTCTATGCTACTGCAGCAGGACTCATTAAGGCTGAAGATAATGTAAGAAGTTTGGAAGAAAAAAATGAAAGAATGGCTCAGTTGGGATTAATTGATTTCTCTAATCCGGAGTTGGGAGAGACTTATGTTGAACTTAATGAAGATTATTTACAAGTGTATGATGAAACACTTAAGAGAGATATTTTTATTTTTTCAGTAATTGCTGAAGGCCGGGAAATTTTATACAAAGATCCTTTGTATAAGTTTATTGGTGAGACAAGAGATGATTACTGGATGGATCATATTCCTTTTACTTCATGGGGAAGTGATGTTGAAAGAACAGATTTTTGGTCTGATGGTGTTGCAGATATTATCCGGACTCCTAATAAGATTTTAAATAGCTGGATTAGTCAGATGGTAGAGAATAGAACTTTAAGAAACTTTGGTATGCAGTATTACGATTCTACTGCCAATGCTGATGGTGAGCTTTTTGTACCCCAGACTTTTGAAGCGGTTGCTTTTGGCTGGTATCCTTATCCGGGTAATCCTAATGAAGGTATAAAGAGAGTTGAAATTCCTGATTTGTCAGAATCCCTTGATGAATTGCAATTTATTTTAACTTTGGCCGAAAAAGCAACTGCAGCTACTTCTACACAACAAGGAACAGTTGAATCCCAAAAAGTGACTTTGGGTGAGATTCAGCTTGCTTTGGCTAATGCAAAGGAAAGGGTTAAAAGCATGGCTATTCTTTATTCGGATTCCTGGCTTGAATTTGGGAATAAGTATATAAAGTTATTGGAAGCTGCAGGAGATATGATAGATGCAGTTAAGATTTTTAAGAAGGGTTCAAAAACTTCTCATATTTATAGTCAAGAGGTAAGTCCTAAAGATTGGGACACTGAATTGGGTTATCAATGTGAAGTTAAAGATCTTTCCGCTTCTGCAGGACAGACTGCAGATACTTTGCAAAAATTACAGTACTCAAAGTCTTTGATGCCTTTGAATAAGCCCTTAGATGAAATTGTTAAACAGAAATCACTGGAATTTGCAGAACTTAATGCTAATGAGGTTAAAGATGTAATGGAGGCGGAAAAGAATCCTCCTCCAAACCCCATGAATCCAATGCAGCCTAATCAGCCGAGTCTTTTAACAGGGGGAGCAACCATGCCTCCGGTAGCAACAGCCTAATATGGATATAATCGGAAAAGTAGAAGAAATAACAGGCAAGAAGTTTGAAGATCTTAATTATGAAACTCGCAGTGTTGTAAAGGGTTGGATAGATAATCTTTCCCAGAAGGAGCCTACACTTGAGGGACTTAAGAATTTAATATCAAGCTGGAAGTCTGTTATAGAGAATGAACTATCAAAAAATGAGCCAAGTTTTTTCTCATGGTTTTTTGGATGGAAGAATGATTTTGCGTTAAAAGCAAGATTAAGAAATTTGATTCTTATTGAAGGGTTTTTGCAGGGTCCGTCAAAGTCTAAGAAAGCATTGGAAGATTACTTAAATAATTTAGATAGAAAAAGAGGGTGAGTAATTATGCCAGCAGGATTTGATATGTGCGTAGCAAAGGGTGGTAAGGTAAGAACCAAACAAATGGGTGGCGGAAAGTATATGCACATTTGTATTTTGAATGGTAAAAGCTATGCCGGGTATGTCAAAACAAAGAAAAATTTGACAAAAAAGAAGAAAAGAAAGTAATATAAATTAATGGAAGAAAATTTAGATCCGAAAGTTTTAAAGGAAGTAGCTAGGATTTGTGATTTAGACTTGGATCAGCTTACTCCGGAGAATGTTGCTTTTCTGAAAGCCAGGATTTCCTATTTAACTGGAAAGCAGTTAAGTAAATTTGAATCTGTTTTATCTGAAAAGAAAACCCAAGCTAAAGAACCCATTGAGGTAATAGGAAAAAAGAAAAAGTAGTATAATAAAAAGTTGTAATATCTAACTTCCCAAAAGGAACTGATATGCCAAAACTTAAAAAGACAATAACTAATCAGGCAAAACCTGAAGAATTAAAAGAAAAGATAGAAGCTATAGATGAATCGGAAACTCCTGAAGTAACTCCTGAAACTCCTACAGAACTTAGTTTGGAAGAAGTCCGTGCTAAAGATCCTTCTGAATTAAAAGATGAAGAACAGACATTTTTGGAAGAAAATGCTGATAATCTCACTGACGAGGAAAAAGTTAAATTCAGTATAATAGAAGAAACTCCTGAAGTAACTCCTGTTACAACCCCTGAAACTCCCACTGAAACTCCTGAAGTAACTGATGATACTGATTGGAAGGCACGCTATAGAGGATCTACACAGGAAGCACAAGTATTGGCTTCTAAAAATAAAGATTTAGTAGATTCTGTTGATGAAGCGGCTAAGTTGCCGGATCCTACGGATGAAGAA